TCATCGTAATCAGGGGTATGATTACATATATTTATGATGGGGACTTACATCAAGTTTTATCACCCCTGACTACGCTTGATTGCCCCTTTAATTACTTCACAATCTCCCAATGGTCGTCTGCTGATTCGTTCATCCAAAAGAAGTATTTACCACTGATAGATGCAAGAAATACTTTACCATCTTCACGTTTCTCTACACGACAAGAGTGTAGATTATGCATTTGATTAGAAAAACGATTCTTTGCTTTGGAACTTCTAGGTTTTACGCAGATAAATTCTGTCTTAGAAGCTTTGATAGTAGCCATTCCTTGATTAACCTCCACAGAGTTATTTTACAGGGTTTTTAGAACTTGTCAAGTAGTAGTGCAGTTACACGAGTTCCCCATTGCATCATCCATACAAAGGACGCAATGAAGATTAGTTTGTGTGTGGTGGTCATACCCCCTGTGTGTTGTATGCACCTACTATAAGACCCCCTGAGGGTCTCAGAGGGCATCAGGGGACACTTACACGGGTGTCATAGGCACTGGGTAGTGGGTCGCATAATCTTTGATGTAATTTAGTGGTGTCAATTATGCAGGATTAAGATGCAGCACCACCCTCATATCGATATCCAGACCAGTAAATGTATGGCTGATCAGGCCAAGCCACTTCATGAGGGAAACCATCAGTGTTCGGTAAGTCACGTAGTGCTTGACGATAAGTAGTCCATTCTGCAGCTACTGATTCTGAAAGCTGAGTATCAGTAAGTTGTGTCCAATCTGATTCAGATAGTTTGGTGTCACGAGTTTGACGAACACTATTTGCAGCAGTTGCATCAACGCCTGCTTTATAAGCAGCTTCGTTATCTGCTGCTGTAGTTACAACGCCATCATCAGTGGTGTCAGTAAAGACTGGACCCACGATAAACTTCGTAAACCACTGTCCGTTGATCTCTTTGATACCAACAGGTGGTCTAAGGTTGCTAGGAGGCACCACAAGGGGCTTATATGAAGGTAGAGATGCTCTTGGTACTTCTAGTACTGCATCAGGCATTAGAGGCGCTTCTGGAAGCACCAATTGTGGGAAGTTAGGTATCTCTTCCCATTCCATTATTTAGTTGGGAACAATCCAGCTTCAACAAAGGCAACTACTTTATCATCAACATCATTATCAGTTGATTTAGCGTATGCCTTAAGGAGATCAAGAATAAGAAACTTGACCTTTTCTGATTTCATAAATGAAAATAGGATTGGACGGATAAGTGTAATCATAATTAGGACCAAGGAAGACCAGATGCTTTAGTAGGAGCTGCTTGCTCATCAAGTTGTGTTTGAAGTGCTGCTTCAATTTCAGTTACTTTTTCTTCACCGCCAAGTGCTTCTTTTACCCAACCCACAACTGTCTCTTCTGTGAGATCAGCAAAAGGTACAAGGGTCTCAGGCTTTTCAAAGCCAATTGAACCGTATGCACCAGCACTGTAGGTTTCGTCAGTAGCGTTTACGGTGTAGTGAGCAGTGAATACATAACCGTCAGCAGTTTCGCGGTCAAGTGAAGCGATGTTCCAAGTAGTAGTTGTAGCCATGATAGTTAATTAATTTAAATAAGAGTGAATAATAAAAAGCCCCGCTGTGACACGGGGCGGGATACCGCTAGGCGATGTAGTGAGTAGGACTACGACGCTTCAAGCGCTGTCACTCGGGCAAGCAGATCTTCAATGAGTTGCTGCTGAGCCTCGATCTTTTCGTTGGCTTCTTGAAGCGCCTTAAGAAGGATGAACGGAATAACGGACCGCTTCAGTTCCTTGGTTTCATTTTCGCCTTCGCCTTCGGTTCTGATCAGACCAGGAAAAACTTGCTCGACTTCCTGGGCAATCAGGCCAAGTTCTTTGGGCTCGGAATCGTCTTGAGTTTTCCAGTGATATTTAACAACACGAAGATTAGCCACATCTTCAAGGTATCCATCACGAGTCGATTCAACATTCTTCTTCAGGCGAATGTCTGACGGGGTTCCAGTGGTTCCGTTGGTAAAGATTGAGTAAATTGCTGTGCCGTTTGTGTTATCAGTAGCAGAATGCAATCCGTAAAGCAATCTAGCTGCTGTCCCTGAAGATGAAGCATTACGCAGCTCAATAGTGCTTGTGTTGTTGTTGCTAAAACATCTTGTTTCGCCTACGTTATTTATGCGCATGTGCTCCGTCGGAGAACTCGCACCATCCGCAGTAGTGGAGAACACTAGGCGGCCTGGCATATCATTAGCGCCAGGGGTACCGTCTACAAGGCATCTAATGTTTGCAGCACGCAGCATTGCAGAGCCATCAGCACCGAGAAACTGAATCTCTCCAAGTGTGTCGCCAGACTGGACAATGGTGTTTGAGTTTAATGTAGCTCCACGGCTTTTCCCTATAAGAAGCAATGGATTAGCATCTGCGTTTTGGTTATTAACAATAGACAAACCGCAGGCAGGATAGTCCGTTGTTTCTATTTGAATCCCCATTGACTGACTTAATAATGTACGCGCACTAGTCGTGCCAACTAAGAGCCTGCCCGAGCTGTCGATTCGCATCGCTTCCGCATATGAGCTAGCGCCAGTACGTTGGTTGAAAACAAATGCACCTTGATTATCTGCTGTTCTCACATAGGCCAAGCTGCCAGAAGAAGTCGCACCACTTGCAACATTAAATTGGATCCCTGTGTAATTATTAGCGCCAGTCCCGTCACTTCCGTTGGTGTTTAATAGCTTTAACCCAACGTTGTCGTTACTTATGTTTCCTGTTGAGCTATACGCATTGGTGCTACTAAGCGCAAAGGTTGAAAGAACAGTGCTGCTGGTCGCTCCAAGGATCAACCGCCCCGAGCTGTCGATTCGCATCCGCTCGGTATTGTTGGTTGTAAATGTCATAGGCCATGCTGGAATAGTCCCAAGTGCTAAAGCACCACTGGAGAAATCCATGCGCGTAAAGCCACGCTCGGTGGCGTTGGCGTAGTAATCCACACCTGCGGTGCCCTCGCCGCTTGCATTCGTGAAACGAAGGCGTCCTGTATTATCACTAATATGTAGTTTTGCCGCCGGACTATTAGTTCCAATCCCCACATTACCCGAGCTGTCGATTCGCATTCGCTCGTTGCCACCGATTTCAAAAACAAGTGGATCACCTGCTGTAACATCCAATACTGGACCAAAGGTATCAAATCTTATATTTAATTTGTTATTAGTTGCTCCTTCAAAAGTTGAAACAAGTGTTCCGTCATTTGCTCCAGATTTAGCATGAAGAATGGCAATTGGCGAGGATTGATTAATCCCAACTCGGCCCGAGTGCTCGATTCGCATTCGCTCGGTGCCAGCAGTCTCTACAGTAAATGTATCAGCAGCAGGGAACCTAATGGCAGTATTAGTATCACCAGTATGAATAATCTTATCAGCAATAGATACATCACTTTGTGCTGTGATGATACCAACTGAGTCAATATTAGTTACATCTTCGTATGTAAGGACACCAGTGAATGTTGCCGCAACACCAGTAATGTTTCTTACGGCAATATCAGGTGTTCCAGTTAATCCTGTTGCATTACCTGTAACATTACCTGTAAATGAAGTTGCTTTTACAGCACCACCAACATCAAGGGTTGTCGTTGGAGTTGTAGATACGATACCAACTCTATTATTGGTTGCATCAACTACAAATGTATTACTATCTGCTATTTCAGCAAGTGTTACTGCTCTTGTCATTATGCTGAGACTTTTTTTCTATTTATAGACATAAAAAAAAGGAGGGTTAAAACCCTCCTTGTGATTTATTAAGGTGTGGTTAGAACCCATGCTGTTGCTGGGTCTGCATCATAATTACTTTCGTTCCATACATAATACTTATTTGCTGCCACTTCATCATTTGCTTTTTTCACACTGCGAGTATTGACCACATCAATATTTTTTTCGTTAGGGTTGACATGATGAAACACTAGATTTTCAGTTACCCCACAAAATAAGCAATCAGTTGCCAAACTTCTTATATAATCTTTTACTCTTTTTCTTTCTTTTTTTTTGCCTGTGCTTTATATTCCAAATACTTGTCGTAATCGGCATATGTAGTATTCTCAAACTTAGATACCATGTTGCATTAAAAAGACCCCTTCTATTTATAAGAGGGGGTCTCTGAGAGGTCTTGTGGACAGTTTGTGGGTTGGTCTTTGTTTGTTATATGTAATATTTATAAAGTATTGGAGGATGCCTCTAGTTCGGTAATTTGATCTGCGATTACATCACGAATAATAATTGCTTTGAGTTGCTCAGTTTTATGTGATTCAACCAGACCAATTAATCCATCACGGAACTCAACCATTGCAGGATTGTTTACGTGTTCATCATTAATTTTAGCAATAGCGCGTGTGTAGTTGTCAATGTTAATTTGGTAATTAAGAATCTCATCATTACGAGGTTCAAGAGCTGATTGAAGAGTTTGAAGTTTATTCATAGTAAAAAAATTAATTAGGTAACAGGGGTGAATTCGGCACCCCAGACAGTACCGCCGGGTAATGTTGAAGGGTCAGAATATTTAGTGCCAAACCCTGAGTCCCATTTGTAAACAGTAATGTAAGGACTAGAACTGTGTCCCACAGCTAAGAGCGTTCCGTCAGGATTAAATTTAACGCTTATTCCACTAGATGGAGGCAATGTTGAAGGATCTGCATACTTAGTCCCAAAACCTGATCCAGACCAAGGATAAACATTAATATAGGGGCTACTAACATTCGATACAGCTATAGTTGCACCATCAGGACTAAAAGAAACACCTCTTCCAGTAGATGGAGGTAATGTTGAAGGATTTGCATACTTAGTCCCAAAACCTGATCCAGACCAAGGATAAACATTAATATAAGGGCTTTGGTCATGGGCTATAGCTACATTTGCTCCGTCAGGAGTCCAATCTACTCCGTAACCCAGCACCTCAGGAAAGTTACTGGGGTCTGCATACTTTGTCCCAAAACCTGATCCAGACCAAGCATAAGCTGCAACAGCAGATTGCCAAGAACCAGGACTTCCCAATCCTGAGTGTCCTACTACTAGGGTTGCTCCATTAGGACTAAAGGCAACAGACTCGCCCCACCCAGTAGATGCAGGTAATGTTGAAGGGTTTGAATACTTACTGCCAAAACCTGATCCGGACCAAGCATAAGCTGTGATGTAAGGGCTACCATTATGTGCTAAAGCTATAGCTGACCCATTAGGGCTAAATGCTACATCATTAGCTCTTCCTGGCGGTAATGAAGAAGGGTTAGAATATTTAGCACCAAAACCTGAAGACCAAGGATAAACGCTTATGTAGGGGCTACTATTGTGCCCAACAGCTACATCCGTACCATCAGATTTAAGTGAAATTCCATATCCAGTGCCTGTAGGCAATGTTGAAGGATCTGCGTATTTAGCACCAAAACCGTTAGACCAAGGATAAGCAACAATATAGGGGCTGCTACCAACAGCTAGAAGTATATCCCCCATATACCCAGCAACACCACCAAGTCCAAGAAACATTTGTTGCATCATATCTAAATATCTCCTTATGTTAATTGTGAACCAGAAATAGCAAACTCATTAGAAGCAGTACAAACAATCGTACACATTCCTTTTGCTGCTATTGTTCTAGTTCCAGTTGCTGCATCAGCAGTATTATATAATGTAACTCCCGTACCTTGTACGACTGTATTATTACCACTAGAGACATTGAAGACTGAAATCATATCACCAGCAGTGAATATGTTTTGGTTGAGAGTAAGAGCAGAACCACTCCCTGATGATCTTATAATTTTCCCAGCATCACCAACAACAAATGCATAGGCCCCAGACTGACCGTTAACTCCAAGTCTTCTCAGTGGACCTATTGAGTCGCTGACTGTGCCAGTAAATGTAGCAGCACCAGCTGCTGATATGGTAAGTCTTGTTGGTGCTCCACTACCAGTTCTACCACTTACAAACCTTAAATCTCCCTCAGAGTCAAGTGACCAACCATTACTATCATTATAAAAACGTAATTTTCCAGTTGCATTACTAGTTTCAAAAAAGACGGGAGTTTGACCATCACCAGTTTTAAATACGTGAAGTGCGTTACCTGGAAGAACAGTTCCAATACCTACATCACCCGTAGAACGTACACGAAGTCTTTCACTACCATTAGTCTCTACTGTAAATGTATCAGCAGCAGGAAATCTTATAGCAGTATTTGTGTCTCCAGTGTGGATAATTTTGTCTGCAATTGATACATCACTTCTTGCAGTAATGATACCAACAGAATCAATGTTAGTTACATCTTCGTATGTAAGGACACCACCAACATTAAGATTACCACTGACGGTAGCAGCACCACTTACATTAATACCAGTAGAGAATGTTGGAGCACCAGTTCCTGCTTTGTTAGTAAAGTTATCTGCCCTAACTCTTCCACCAGCACCTGAAAGTGGTGTAGTTCCTGCTGTAGATAGTCCTAAAATATCAGGAACAAAATCATCACCATCAGCAACAATAAAATCTATTCCTGATTCAACAGAAATCTCTTCATATTGAGTATATGCAACATTACTATTAGATACATCAGGAACATCTACAGTGATGTTTCCAGCAATTCCTAATATTTTATCAGTATAATAAATTACAGAACCTGGACCACTATCAGAAAGTGCTGTTCCTAATCCTGCACTTGCAACACCCTCAAGATTTGAACCATCACCATAAAATGCAGTTGCACTAACAATACCAGCAACATTTAACTTTGCTGTTGGATTCTCACTACCAAGACCAACACGACCAGTCGTTCCGTCAGCAGTAAAATTAGTTGGATTACTTAACCTTGATAGGTCGCGTGCTCTTGACATCTTATTACTTTTTAGTTATTTAGTAATTCTAATGACCTGGTTCTTCAGGCCAATCTATGTTATGTGGGAAACCTTCTTGAGTTGTAATATCTCTCAGTTCTTGACGATACTGTCTCCATTCATCACTCATAATAACATCAGAACAACCCATCCAATCAGTTTTTGATATCAAACTATTTCTTTGAGTTCTAATATTCTCAGATACTTGAGTATCGATCCTTAATCTATATGAGTCCTCTTCTTCTTGATTAGTGAAGATAGGCCCAATTACATACTTCTTAAACCACATACCTTTAATCTCCTCAACACCCTGTCTTACAACAGTTTCATATGGTGGAGTAACTTGTGGTTGTGCTCCCTCAAGAACTGCATCAATACCATATGAATCTAAAACATATGTTGGTAAAGGTTTAGGGAAAGATATATTTGGATACTTATAATAAAAATCTCTTTCACTGATTACTTCACCAGTTTCTCTAATCCTTAGTTCCATATATTATGCGATTGCGAGGAAGATGTAAGTGCCGCCACTAGCGTTAAGAGCAGCGGGAGCAGTCGATGTTACTGTAAATCCAGCATTAAGCGGGTCAATGTAGTCAGTAGTTGTGACTTCGGCGGCAGTGCTATTCAACAAGAGGTAAGGGTCATTACCACTTACAATTCCACGAGCAGTATCCCAGAAATACCAATCACCAGTGGAGTCGGTACGTTTAATTAATACAAACCTTGCACCATTAGTAAATCCGCAGTCAACATTTATTGCATTACCAGTACCAGTGTAACTACTTACTTTACTGATGCCGGGTAGGGTTGCGAATAGGAGGGCGATGTAGGTGCGACTTGATACGTTTACATCGTTACCTGCATTGAGTGAAAACACAGAATTTGTGGGCCTTGTGTTGTTCCACGGTCCTGGGCTACCGGTAAGCGCCGCAAAGTTACGATCAAACTCCATGTATTGATTTGCGCTGAGCTGAGCAGAGTACAGTACCCACGCAGACGCATCTGAACGGGTTTTAACAATCGTCAACTCCGGCGCCACACCAAGGTTATGGTTCACCGTTCGCGCTACGCCCGTCCCCGTATAAGCAACTACATCAAAGAAACCTGGGGCACGTTTGAATCCAAATAAAATCTGCTGCAGAGCTCCTATCCCTCTGGTTCCTTGCATTTGTGTATTTGAATCAAAATCTGGTCCAGGTCCAAAGTTAATTTCAGCATCAGCACTGTTTATTCTTAGTGTCCGACCAGATCCTTGTAATCTGCTGAATGAAAAATTATCCCATGTATCACCAGTTGTTTTTTGCCACCCAAAATCAACAGGAAACCCAGTAGTGACATAAGTAGAATCAGATGGAACAAGATTCACTGCAAACACTTCCGTCGCAGCCTCGGGCGGCTTATTCGGACGGCGGATTGCTATGTAGATGAAGGTTTCTCCAGACGTATTGACAACAGAATACTGAGATGCAATTGGGTCTATTGTGAACCCAGTGGAATTAAAATCAACAAGATTTGTGCTGGGGTACATGTTTGCACCGCCCTCTTCTGTTGTCAAGTTTGCCGCGAGCATCACATCCGATCCCCCGGTCGTAACGCCACGCATATTGTCAAAGATTGCCCAGTTGGTAAAAGGAGACGTTACACCTGAAGCCTTTTTTACAAGCAGCCATTGCGGCTCCCATCCTAGGTTCACTGGAACCGCAGATGCTGAGCCCGTATAACTCCCACATTTAATAATGCTTTCATTACCACCCGTGCCAAACGATGCGTCGTCATGAGCAAAGATGTAGGCGACGTAGTCCTGCCCGGAGTAGTTGGTTACGCTCTGGACGGTAAACTCTGAAGCTGTCGGTGCGGTATTGGACCATGGCCCAGCTCCCGTGGAGGCAAAGTCTGTTGTATTTAAACGCAGGTACTTGGTTGGCCCTTCACTTGCGTGATACACGTACCAATCTGATGTGTTACTAGTCGATTTCACAATCATCACGCCGGGTACGCTGCCCAAATTATGCGAAACAGTCCGTCCAGCTACACCATCTCCTGTATAAGTAACTACATCAAAGAAACCAGGCGCTTTGCGGAAGGACCAGGAAACCATATCCTCGCCAGGTGGATTGCCGTTGTTAAAGTTTAATCCAAGGCTAAATCCATTATTGTTAAAAGATGTAAGACTATATGTTGGAGAGCTGGTTAAGTCGTATTGTGCGCTAGTTTGATCACTCCGTAGATATTTTCTACCTCTTTCAGTGTCGAAGACTAACTGCGCACCAGCCGAAGTCCTAGACTTAAGCCAAACCAATCCACCTTCACCGGCTAAATCAATTCCATTCGTAATTGTCTGTGCGCTGCCTGTACCGTCATACAAAAACGTACTAAAAACATCATCAACGTAAACCTTGTCTCCAGATGCTCCAGCAGCACCCATCATCATTGCTCTTGTTAAGTTACTCATATCAATTAACGTAATCTACTAGTGATGAACCTCTAAATCTTGTTCCACCATCATCGGTGATGAACATAAACAAGTGTGTCTTACCTGTTGTAAGTGTTGGTGCTGTATCTGCAGGGAACTTGACTGATGCTGGCCATGTTACAGTTCCACTTGTATGTGTTAGTTCTAATGTGAAAGCATATGCACAACCTGTTGGTACATTAGCAAAGGTGAATGTGCTATCACCACTAATAGTCTTTGTAAAGTAATTTCCTTGTGAACAATCAACCTCCAATGCACCCATTGCAGTGATGTTTTCTTTATAAGGTCCAGTTAGACTTACTCCTGCACCTATTGTAGAAATACCAGCAGTGACGACAATACCACCAGCATTAACTCTTACTCCAGTTTGTGCAGTTACAATACCAACAGAATCAACGTTCGTTACATCTTCATAAGTTAGGACACCAGTGAATGTAGCACCAACACCAGTAATGTTTCTGACTGCGATGTCTGGTGTTCCAGTTATTCCCTGTGCGTTGGTTGCAGTAGTAGCAGTAGTTGCAGTAGTAGCAGTAGTTGCAGTAGTAGCATTACCACTAAATGTCGTAGCAGTAGCAACACCAGTTACAACTACACCATTAGGAAACAGAGGAGCACCTGTAGCTTCTCTATCAACAATTCTATCAGCTCTAATTCTCGACATCCTTCTAGAATCTTTCTAGTTATTTAGCACATAAAAAAGACCACCTAGTCTATTGACTGGTGATCTGTGGCAATTTATTATTTTTTAGTTATTGTCTAATCAAGATTTTTGTGTCTGATATAGAAGTACCAGCAACTACTGATGGATCACCAGCAGAAGTGGCAAGAGTACCATTTCCTTGAACATAGTATGTCTTAGCAGTGGTAAGACCAGTTTGACCACTATTAACTCCACCTAAAACATTGATTTTACCAGTTGCCGTATTAGAAATTGCTTCTGCTGCAATACCAATATAGTTTTCTGCAGTTAGGTTTGTTGATAAAGTATCAGTAGTAATGACCGCATATGTGACATAGTTAGAGTTACCACTATCCTGATAAGCAACAACTGTTTTTTCATTAGTAGAGTCATATACACATGAGATGTAGTTACTACCATTAGTATTAAACACTGTCTCATTACTAAAACTAATACTAGTGCCAGATACAGTACCATTTATTACTGTTCCATTACCAGCATCATTATAAGCAATAACTACTTTATTCTTAGTAGAGTCAAATGTTATTCTACTGTAATTAGTATTGGCAGTATTAAATACTGCAGCAGTACCAAAACTAATACTAGTACCTGATACAGTACCTACAATTGCTGTACCATAGCTAGAGTTACCATTATCCTTATAAGCAATAACTACTTTTTGGTTAGTGGAGTCATATGTTGCTGAACCAACCTCGACGTTTTCAGATTCAAATACAACAGGAGTGCCAAAACTAATACTAGTTCCACTTACTGTCCCAACTACTGCTGTTCCATAGTTAGAGTTTCCCTGATCTCGATAAGCAATTACTACTTTACCATTAGTAGAGTCAAATGCACATGATTCAAATCCAGTACTTCCACTGTTAAATACTGCCTTAGAACCATAACTGATACTAGTACCAGATACAGTACCAACTAGTGCTGTGCCACGAGTACCATTGCCATTATCTGAGTAAGCAATAACTACTTTACCATTAGTGGAATCAAATGTTGATGTGATGTAATCAATATTATTAGTTTCAAATACTACCTTAGTGCCAAAACTAATACTAGTACCAGATACAGTTCCAACAATTGCTGTGCCATCAGAACTGCTACTACTATCCGTATAAGCAATAACTACTTTTTCATTGGTAGAGTCATATACACATGAGATGTAGGATGGAAAACCACCACTATTAAAGGTTACTTCAGAACCAAAAGTAATATTAGTGCCAGATACAGTACCAACTCTTGCTCTACCATCACTATTTAAATTTCCATATGCAACAATTACTTTATTGTTGGTAGAGTCATATGCACATCCCGTGCTATAAGTCGCTAAACTAGCAACTGAAACTGAGGAACCACTACTTGGATCTGCAGAACCAGATAAAGTAACAATACCAACAGTCCCATCTGTTTTGATAATTACTGTTTGACCATTACCAATGTCACCACTTGCAACAAAATTTTGTGTTCCAAGTTCAATACCAGATAATTGTGATCCATCTCCATAATAAGTAGCAATTCCACTAACTGCGGAAACACTTTGTCCTGCTCCTATTCTAATACCACTTCTTGCCGTTATAAGACCAACAGAATCAACATTAGTTACATCGTCATACGTTAAAACACCACCAACTGATACATTACCACTAAATGTAGAAACACCAGTAACTACTATGCCAGATGTATTTGCTTGTACTTTTATATTACCACCAGAGTCTTTTAGTGCAGTAGCATCAATACCACTTAGTCCGCTGGCATTACCACTAAGACTGGTAGCGGTAACAACACCAGTTACAACAATTCCAGATGGTGCTCCAATAGCACCACCTGTTCTATTTTTTATATTGTCAACGAATAATTGTGACATCTTGTGATATTTTTAGTTATTTATATCTTATCTGACTAAGATTTTTGTATTTGAAATAGCAGTACCAGCAACTACTGATGGATCACCAGCAGAAGTGTCAAGAGTACCATCATTTTGAACATAATATGTTTGTGCTGTTGTGAGTCCAGTTTGACCTGTATTTACTCCACCTAGAATATTTACTTTACCAGTTGCTCCATTAGAAATTGCTTCTGCTGCAATACCAATATAGTTTTCTGCAGTTAGGTTGGTTACTAAACTACTATTAGTAAAAACAGCTGCTGTACCATAAGAATAGTTGTCCACATCCGAATAAGCAATAACTGTTTTTTCATTATGACTATCATATGCCGCACTAACCCAAGAAACTATAGCACTTTCAAATACAACTTCACTACCAAAACTAATACCAGTCCCACTCACAGTTCCTTGAATTGCTGTTCCATAATTAGAATTGCCGCCATCTCTATAAACAATAACTACTTTGTTTTCAGTAGAATCAAATGTAATTCCTGGAAAAGAAGTTGAAGCATTATTAAATATAGCAGGAGTACCAAAACTAATACTAGTTCCACTCACAGTTCCCACAACTGCTTTACCTTCGTAAATGTTAGCAGAATTATTATAAACAATAACTAATTTATTATTAGTAGTGTCAAATGCACTTGACATTCTGCTGATGATAGTACCAGGATCAAATGCAACTTCACTACCAAAACTAATTGATGTGCCACTTATAGTGCCAACTATTGCTGTGCTAGTATTACTATTAGTACTATCGATATAAGCAATAACTACTTTGCCATTGCCAACAGATGTAGCTTTAATACTATAAGTATTAGCATTAAATTGAGTAGGACTACCAAAACTAATTGATGTGCCACTTACTGTTCCAACAATTGCTAAAGCAGTATTATTACTTTCATTTTTATAAGCAATAACTACTTTATCGTTAGTGCTGTCATAAGCGATTGATTCATAAGAAGCAAAAACTGATTGGAATACAACTTCACTACCAAAAGAAATGCTAGTACCAGATACAGTTCCAACAATTGCTGTTCCATAACTAGAGTTTCCACCATCACTATAAGTGACAACTACTTTTCCACTCCCGACAAACGCTACCGAAAGACTTCCAGTATTACCAGCATTAAACACTACCTCACTACCAAAACTAATGCTAGTCCCTGAAACTGTGCCAACAATAGCTGTGCCATGTCCAGAGTTGCCATCGTCCGTATAAACAACAACTACTTTGTTGTTGGTTGAGTCAAATACTACATCTGGTGTGGAATTGCCAGCATTAAATACAACAGGAGTACCAACAGATGGATTTGCAGAACCTGTTGCAGTAACAACACCAACAGTTCCATCAGTGTTAATGACTACTGTAGCACCATTAGGAATAGTACCACTTGCTACAAAATTACCAACACCAGACTCAACACCAGTAAGTTGTGATCCATCACCATAATATGTAATTATCCCACTGACCGCACTTATACTTTGACCTACACCAATTTTAATACCACTTCTTGCCGTTATAAGACCAACAGAATCAACATTAGTTACATCGTCATACGTTAAAACACCACCAACTGATACATTACCACTAAATGTAGAAACACCAGTAACTACTATGCCAGATGTATTTGCTTGTACTTTTATATTACCACCAGAGTCTTTTAGTGCAGTAGCATCAATACCACTTAGTCCGCTGGCATTACCACTAAGACTGGTAGCGGTAACAACACCAGTTACAACAATTCCAGATGGTGCTCCAATAGCACCACCTGTTCTATTTTTTATATTGTCAACGAATAATTGTGACATCTTGTGATATTTTTAGTTATTTATATCTTATCTGACTAAGATTTTTGTATTTGAAATAGCAGTACCAGCAACTACTGATGGATCACCAGCAGAAGTGTCAAGAGTACCATCATTTTGAACATAATATGTTTGTGCTGTTGTGAGTCCAGTTTGACCTGTATTTACTCCACCTAGAATATTTACTTTACCAGTTGCTCCATTAGAAATTGCTTCTGCTGCAATACCAATATAGTTTTCTGCAGTTAGGTTTGTTACAATTGCTGATGGTTTATAAACAACAGTAGCACCACTACCAGAATTGTTATCCCACCTGAATCCTATCACCATTGCATTTTGATCTGGATCATACACCATTCCTGGATATTCCTCCGACGTATTTCCACTAAAAACAAGCACTTCATCTCCAAAACTAATTGTGTCTCCACTTATAGATGCTTCTCGAAGACCACTATTTGCACCTCTATAAACTATGATGGTTTTTGCTGAAATTGGATGATATTCTACTGCTACTTGTGATGTAGATGCACTACTAAACACTTGTGGACCAGCAAAAGAAATTGATGTGCCACTTACAGTTCCAACAATTGCTGTTCCATGATCACCGCTGCTCTCATCAACATAAACAACAACTACTTTTTCATTTGCAGAATCATAAGATACTGCAATGTCAGTACTGTTTATTGCTCCAGACTCAAATAGTGTTTCAGACCCAAAACTGATTGACGTGCCAGATACAGTTCCTACAATTCCTTTACCTTTATTAGAATCACTATTATCTTTATAAACAATAACTACTTTTTGGGAAGCTACATCGTATACAATATCTTTTCCATAGACTCTTCCACTATCAAATGTTGCTTCACTTCCAAAAGAAATTGATGTTCCAGATACAGTTCCAACTATAGATTTCCCTACATAAGAACTAGTATTTGTACTATAGACAATTACAACTTTTTGTGCATTTTCATCATAGGTAATCCTTGGCCAATCACATGTTTCACTTGTAAATTGCACTTCACTTCCAAAACTGATTGATGTGCCACTTACGGTTCCAACTTTAGCATAACCTGTGTTGTCTTCACCTCTATAAACATAGACTACTTTACCAGTATTTGAATCGTAACAGATATCGTGATACGATACATTTGTGTTGATTGCTTGTACATTAGTTCCAAAAGAAATTGATGTCCCTGAAACTGTTCCTACTTTTGCGTCGGAATCGAGTCCTGTAGAACTTACATATACAAATACTACTTTGTCATTAGCAGTATCATATGTTCCTCTTACATCTGTCATGACATCACTAGTTAATACTGTAGGAGGACTAGTAAAAGTTGTTCCAGCACCAGCAGTTGCAACACCTGTTACAGTTCCATCTGCTTTAATGATTACTGTGGCACCATTAGGAATAGTACCACTTGCTACGAAGTTACCAACACCAGACTCAACACCAGTAAGTTGTGATCCATCACCATAATATGTAATTATCCCACTGACCGCACTTATACTTTGACCTACACCAATTTTAATACCACTTCTTGCGGTTATAACACCAACAGAATCAACATTTGTTACATCTTCATAAGTCAGTGTTTTGCCAACTGATACATTACCACTAAATGTAGAAACACCAGTAACTACTATACCAGATGTATTTGCTTGTACTTTTATATTACCACCAGAGTCTTTTAGTGCAGTAGCATCAATACCTGTAAGTGATGCTCCAGAACCAACAAAACTTGTTGCAGTAATAACACCAGTGACAACTATTCCAGATGGAGCTTCAATAGCACCATCCAATTTATTTTTTATATTGTCAACGAATAATTGTGACATCTTATGGTATTTCTAGTTATTTATGTCTTATCTGACTACGATTTTTGTGTCTGAGATCGCAGTACCAGCAACTACTGATGGACTACCAGCAGAAGTGCCAAGAGTGCCATCTGTTTGAACAAAATATTTTTGTGCTGTTGTGAGTCCAGTTTGACTCTTATTAGTTCCAGTGACAACATTGATTTTACCAGTTGCTCCATTAGATATTGCTTCTGCTGCTATTCCAATATAGTTTTCTGTTGTTAAATTGGTTGTTTGACTTGTAGCACTAAAAACAACTGCTGTCCCGTAAGAAGAGTTTCCATTATCATCGTATGCAATAACTACTTTTTGATTGGTAGAATCATATGTTGCTGAAATGTATTCAGCTTCAGCAGATTCAAATACTGTCTCACTACCAAAACTAATTGATGTACCGGATACAGTTCCTGTAATTACTGTTCCATAATTGATATTTCCATTGTCCTTATAAGCGATAACTACTTTATTGGCAGCAGAATCATATGCTGCTCCAACAAAAGATGTCGCACCTGAATTATATAAAACAGGAGTGCCAAAACTTATAGATGTTCCACTAACAGTTCCCACAACTGCTGTCCCGTAAGAAGAGTTTCCATTATCATCGTATGCAATAACTACTTTTTGATTGGTAGAATCATATACGGATGAAATGTAACCGGTACTAGCAGATTCAAATACTGTCTCACTACCAAAACTAATACTAGTGCCAGATACAGTTCCAACAATTGCTGTTCCATAACTAGAGTTTCCACCATCACTATAAGCAATAACTACTTTATTATTAGCAGAATCATATGCTGCTCCAACAAAAGATGTCGCACCTGAATTATATAAAACAGGAGTGCCAAAACTAATTGATGTTCCACTTACGGTTCCAACAACTGCTGTCCCATAATTTGAATTTCCTCGATCCCTATAAGCAATAACCACTTTATTATTAGTAAAGTCATATACTATTGCAATGTTGTCAGTATTGGCAGATTCAAATACAACAGCAGAACCAAAACTAATTGATGTACCACTTACAGTACCTACGATTGCTGTTCCATTTAAACTTACCTCATCTTTATAAGCAATAATTACTTTTTCGTTACTGGAGTCATATGTTAATGAAAAATTAGTAGCAGCGCCAGCAAATGCAACAGGAGTGCCAAAACTAATTGATGTGCCTGATACAGTTCCTACAACTGCTGTTCCATAAGTAGAGTTTCCATAATCCGTATAAGCGATGACTACTTTCCCATTAGTGGGATCATATGTTGCTGAATTATAAGTAACTTGAGCAGATTCAAATACAGCAGGAGTACCAGCACTTGGAGTATTAGAAGTTGATAAAGTAACAATACCAACAGTTCCATCAGTATTGATAACTACTGTTTGTCCATTAGCAATAGTACCACTCGCAACAAAATTAACTACACCAGATTCAACCCCAGATAATTTTGATCCATCACCATAGTAAGTAACAATCCCACTGACTGCAGAGATACTTTGTCCTGCACTAACTTTAATCCCATCTCTTGCTGTTATGATACCAACAGAATCAACATTAGTTACATCTTCATATGTTACTACACCACCTACAGAAACATTGTCAGTGAATGTGGATACACCAGTAACAACAATTCCAGAGGTATTTCCCTGAACCTTTACATTACCACCAGAGTCTTTTAGTGCAGTGGCATCAATACCACTTAGTCCGCTGGCACTACCAACAAAACTTGTTGCAGTAATAACACCAGTTACAACAATTCCAGATGGTGCTCCAACAGCACCACCTGATCTACTTGTTATATTGTCAACTAATACCTCTGACATCTTATTACTTTTTAGTTATTTATGATTTCCATACTAAGACTTTTGTAGATGATATAGCAGTACCAGCAACTACTGATGGATTACCAGCAGAAGTAGCAAGAGTACCATCATTTTGAACATAATATGTTTGTGCTGTTGTTAATCCAGTTTGACCTGTGTTTACTCCACCTAAAATGTTTATCTTACCAGTTGCTCCATTAGCAATTGCTTCTGCTGCTATTCCAATATAGTTTTCTGCAGTTAGATTGGTTGATTGAGATGTTGATGTAATAACAACTGCTTCTCCAGTTGCCGCAGCCCTGTAAGCATGAACTACTTTACCAGCATTGCTGTCAAATGTACTACCTTCTTCACCATAGTAGATCTGACCAGATTTGAACACAACAGGAGTACCAAAACTAATTGTTGTGCCACTAACAGCTCCATCAATTGCTGTTCCACTTCCACTATTATCATTATCTGCATAATTTATATGCATTCTCTGTGTTGTAGAGTTATAAGCCATTGAAATATAGTTAACAGCACTATCAAATTCAACTGGGGTACCAAAACTAATACTGGTCCCACTTACTGTACCAACAGCAGCTTTTCCAGCATTGCCGTCATTTTGATCGGCATATGCAACTACTATTTTGTTATTTGTAGAATCAAACTCTCCATGAATATCATAACAATCAATATTAGCAATAACAACTTCACTACCAAAACTAATTGATGTACCAGATATGCTTCCTATTATTGCTGTTGGATAGCTATTGTTTCCGTTATCTTCATAGACAACAACTGCTTTAACAGCATTAGAATCCCATGTAACATCAAGATCAGAAGTATTAGAATCATTGAATCGTGTTTGACTGCCAAAACTAATGCTATTTCCACTTACAGTTCCAACAATTGCATATCCATGATAACTATTACTACCATCTCTATAGACAATGACTACTTTACCACTTTCGGTATATGTCATTCTCATTGGATTGGCATTATTGCTTATGAATGTTGTAGGTGAACCAAAACTAATACTGGTTCCACTTACTGTTCCAACAATTGCTCGACCTCTGGTATTAGTACTATCATAATAAGCAATAACTACTTTATTACTATTACTATCAAAAACGATAGAGTTATAATTAGAATCAACAGAAGCATAAACAACAGCAGCACCAAAACTAATTGTTGTGCCACTTACAGTTCCAACAATTGCTGTTCCATAGTTACTATTACCATTATCTTCCCAAGCAATAACTACTTTATTTGAATTACTATCAAATGTTGCTGAAATCCAATTACATGTTGCATTCTCAAATGTTACTGGAGAACCAGCAGAAGTAGGAGTACCGGATACTGCAACGGGTGTAACAGTTCCATCTGCTTTAATGATTACTGTGGCACCATTAGGAATAGTACCACTTGCTACGAAGTTACCAACACCAGACTCAACACCAGTAAGTTGTGATCCGTCACCATAATATGTAACAATTCCACTGACTGCACTTACACTCTGTCCTGCACCAATTCTAATACCACTTCTTGCGGTTATGAGACCAACAGAATCAATGTTAGTTACATCTTCATATGTTAGTGTACCACCTACAGAAACATTACCACTGAAAGTTCCGGTAGTTCCTGTTATATTACCACTAAAAGTAGTTGCAGTTGCAACACCAGTAACCACTATACCAGAAGTATTTGCTTGTACTTTTACATTACCTCCAGAGTCTTTTAGTGCAGTAGCATCAATACCTGTGAGTGATGCTCCAGAACCACTAAAACTAGTAGCAGTTATAACACCAGTTACAACGACACCATCAGGAAATGTTGGAGAAGATCCTGCGGTCTCTCCTCTTAAATTACTTACTCTTAAACCTGACATGGATTTATATTTTTAGTTATTTATGATTTTTGCACTATGATTTTTGTATCTGAAATAGCAGTGCCAGCAACTACTGATGGATTACCAGCAGAAGTAGCAAGAGTACCATCATTTTGAACATAATATGTTTGTGCTGTAGTAAGTCCAGTTTGACTCTTATTAGTTCCAGTGACAACATTGATTTTACCAGTTGCTCCATTAGATATTGCTTCTGCTGCTATTCCAATGTAGTTTTCTGTAGTTAAGGTGGTTGTTATTGTGATAGAAGTATCAATGATAACTGCTGTTCCATAGTTAGAGTTACCTCCATCCCGATAAACAACAACTACTTTTTTATTAGTGGAGTCATATGTTGCTGAAACATAACTAGTATTAGCAGAGTTAAATACGACAGGAGTATCAAAACTAATTGATGTACCACTTACGGTTCCAGTAACTACTGTTCCATAGTCAGAATTATCACTATCCTTATAAGCAATAACTACTTTATCATTAGTAGAGTCATATGTTGCTGAAATCTCGAAAGTAGAAGCACTCTCAAATACAACAGGAGTACCAAAACTGATATTAGTACCAGATACAGTACCAATGATTGCTTTTCCATAGTTAGAGTCTGTTTGATCCCTATAAGCAATAACTACTTTACCATTGGTGGAGTCAAATGTGGTTGAGAATCGTCTGTCACCAGCAGTGGAATTGCTATACACAACTTCAGAACCAAAACTGATACTAGTACCAGATACAGTACCAACTATTGCTGTTCCATACTGAGAGTTACCAACATCCTGATAAACAATAACTATTTTACCATTGGTGGAGTCAAATGTGGATGAGAAGGCGTTAGTTTCTGCACTATTAAATGTAACTTCACTACCAAAACTAATACTAGTACCACTTACAGTTCCAACTCTTGCTTTACCATAGTTAGAGCTACCCCTATAAGCAATAACTACTTTACCACTACCAACAAATGTGGTTGTGGCGTATTCAGCTGTTGTACTAAATACTGCTTCACTACCAAAACTGATACTAGTTCCTGAAACTGTACCTACAATTGCTGTTCCATAATAAGAGTTGCCATCATCCCTATAAGAAATAACTACTTTATTGTTGCTAGAGTCATATGCACATGAGTTGTAGTAACTAGCTGCACTATTATACACTACTTCAGAACCAAAACTGATACTATTACCAGATACAGTACCAACTATTGCTGTGCCATAGTTAGAGTTACCAGCATCTGCATAAACAATAACTACTTTACCATTAGTAGAGTTATATGCACATGAAATGTCTTGAGTACTTCCACTATTAAATACTACTTCAGTGCCAGCAGTTGGGCCAACAGTTGATTGAGTGATAGTACTTACAGTCCCATCTGCTTTAATTATTACTGTTGCACCATTAGGAATAGTACCACTCGCAACAAAATTTTGTGTTCCAAGTTCAATACCAGATAATTTTGATCCATCACCATAGTAAGTAACAATCCCACTGACTGCAGAGATACTTTGTCCTGCACCAATTTTAATACCTGCTCTAGCAGTAACAACACCGACAGAATCAATATTAGTTACATCTTCATAAGTCAGTGTTTTGCCAACTGATACATTACCACTAAAGGTTCCTGTAGTTCCTGTTATATTACCACTAAATTGTGTAGCACTAGAAACTCCAGTTATACTAACTCCAGAGGTATTTCCTTGTACCTTTACATTACCACCAGAGTCTTTTAGTGCAGTAGCGTCAACACCACTTAGTCCACTACCATCACCAACAAAACTTGTTGCAGTTGCAATACCAGTAATAATTGCACCATCAAGTAATGATGGAGAAGTTCCTACTTTTCTACCCCTTAAACTTGCAACTCTTAAGTCAGACATCAAAGAGCACCAATGTCAAGCACATCAATAACCATAGTCTTACCTGTGCCAACTGTAACAGCCACACCAGAGTTAATCTCAATATTAGGACTGACACTCACAATAATTGATGTATTAACACCAGCATTTGTAGCATCAAGAAGTAAATTTTCATTTACTTGAACATATCTATCAATATAACTGAATGGAGAATCTGTGGCACCATCAGAGTATTTAATAGCAGTTCCTAAACCACCTCCTCCACCGCCACCAGCAATACTAATATTAACAGTATCTCCATCCATGGCAAATGTATTGCCAGCACCAATGAAGTTTAGTGTTTTTGCAGCACCAACAACAGTTCCTGTTGATTGAATACCAATAGCAGCACCAGTAAGGGTGCCAGTAACAGTTAAATCACCCTGAATGGTTTGTGATGCTTCTGCAGAAACAATTGCATCAGCAACTCTAAAGTCATCAAAGACTTGGAATTCTAATGTATCACTTAAGTTTGCTGGAGATAATAGGGTAACACTAGACCCATCTCTTGCAGTAAAGTCTGCACCATCTGCAAGTCTTACACCATTGCGAAAGACGGCAATGGCATTTATTCTATAACCACCAGTGACCGTAAACAGAGTTTGATCTGCTGTTGCAGTAACACTGATGGATTTAGACGCAACATTATTGGTTAATGTAATTGGATTTCCAATCGCCATTATTATTAATCGTTTTTTCTATTTATAATCAAACCAGTCCAACCTTTATGAGTTTTTCTTTCACCAGAAACAACAGGGA